CTCCATTTTTTACTTGTCGCGTTCAGTCTGAAAGTTTGTCTCTACCTTAAAACAAAATGCCTGAACACACTACACCCGCCGGAAACTCTGTCACCCCCGCCATGTCTGCCGGTCGTCGCCGCACCCACAAGGGCCCGTCCGCCAAGGCCCTCAAGCGCGTCCTCAAGTCGCATGGACTTAAGTCATCTGGCAAGAAGGCTACCCTCCGTGCCCGCGCCAAGAAGGCTCACCTCCTCTCCAAGGCTTAAAGTCTTGGGAGTAAGTAATGCCTAAATACACTCGTAAACTTCGGAAGACCCGTAGGTCCCGAAAGGGTGGTGATGAGAACGAGTATGTCGTTCCAAAGCAAGTTATGCCTGCAAATGAAAATGAGACAGTACGTCCGCTTCTTGCTGCAAAAGCATCTCTTCAACCCGCATCCCTGCGAATCCTGAAACCCAAACAACAATCAGTTAGTGAGGTAGAATCTAGGAGGTCCAGCCTATCTACAACTCCTAAGAGTGCACTGGTTTATGGTATGTCTCGCCGCCGTAAGACACGTCGTAACCACCGTAAACATTAAACAGACAACCAAATCAGGGATATTAACATGTCCCACCTTGGTGCGTCGCCCTAGGGTGTAAATAATTTTTCTCGCTCTTATTCAAACAATCGATATGGGTGGTGGTCTTCTTCAGCTCGTCAGCTATGGTGCGCAGGACATCTACATTTCCGGCAACCCCCAGATTACTTTCTGGAAGGTTCTCTACAAGCGTCACACGAACTTCGCGATGGAGTCCATCGAGGTGACCTTCAACGGCCAGGCCGACTTCAACAAGCGCGTTACAGCGGTGATCAACCGTAACGCCGACCTGATGTACCGCACATACGTCCAGGTTGTTCTCCCGGCGGTTGACTTTGCGTCGGTCAGCGCCCTGAACCGCTTCCGCTGGCTCAACTACATCGGTCACCGTCTCATCAAGACGGTTGAGCTCGAGATCGGTGGTCAGCGCATTGACCGTCAGTATGGTGACTGGATGCAGATCTGGACCCAGCTCTCCCAGGACATTGGCACTGTTGAGGCGCTCAACGACATGATCGGCAACACCCACGACCTCGTGCTGATGAAGGATCGTCGTGGCTATGCGCTTGATGCGTCTTGCGCGGGCGCCGAGCTCACGAACACCTGCGCCCCCCGTGCCGGCACACCCGCGCGCACGCTCTACATCCCGCTCCAGTTCTGGTTCTGCCGCAACCCTGGTCTTGCGATCCCGCTCATCGCGCTCCAGTACCACGAGGTGCGCATCAACGTGGAGTTCGAGCAGTGGATCAACTGCACCTACTACGAGCTGATCACTGCCGCATCGACTGTGCCCACAAGCATCCAGTCACTCACGGCTGCGTCGCTCTACATCGACTACATCTACCTCGACACGGAGGAGCGTCGCCGGTTCGCCCAGCAGACGCACGAGTACCTGATCGAGCAGCTCCAGTTCACTGGCGCCGAGTCAATCACAAGCTCGAGCAACAAGATCCAGCTCAACTTCAACCACCCGGTTAAGGAGCTCGTGTGGGTTGTTCAGCGCGACTCGTTCGTGGACTGCACACCTAACCAGGTCTTCATCGCAGAGGTCAACGGATGCCAGCCGTTCAACTACACGGATGACTTCAGCACGGAGGGTATCGTGATGGACGTCCTCGCCCGCGGCTCTCTGGGTGGTGTTGGAGGTGTTGGACTGACAACTCCTACAACTGCCGCTGATGGCCCCTCTGGACCTTACCTCCCTGGTCTTGGTATCCAGACTGGTCCCTCGCTCAACGGCGCCTCATGGCTCGACACCAACCTTGGTACAGGTGGTAACGACCAGGCGATCGTGTTTGAGGACACGACCAACTACCTCCTCGCGAAGGTCATCCTCCAGTCCGGTGTTCGTTGCGAGGGCAAGAACCCGGTTGAGGTTGCCAAGCTCCAGCTCAACGGCCAGGACCGCTTCACGGAGCGTGAGGGACGCTACTTCTCCCGTGTGCAGCCGTACCAGCACCACACCCGCACCCCGACTCAGGGCATCAACGTGTACTCCTTCGCGCTCAAGCCTGAGGAGCACCAGCCCAGCGGTACCTGCAACTTCTCCCGCATTGACAAGGCGACCCTCCAGCTCACGGTCAGTGTCAACACGGTGCGCTCTGGCCGCACAGCCCAGGTGCGCGTCTATGCGGTTAACTACAACGTGCTCCGCGTGATGAGCGGAATGGGTGGCCTCGCATACAGCAACTAAATACCAAAAACCAAAAACTACAAGAAAATCCAAAAGAAAACCAAAAACAAAATGTACGTCAAGCTTGACGTAGATTTTATACTGGTATAAGTAATGACTTTAAAAGATCTAATTGATAATCGTTATACGGATAAGGATACCGTTCATTCGTATATCGATGTATACCAGGAGATTCTTGAACCCATTTCTGAGTCTGCAACTCGCGTTCTTGAAGTAGGTATCCAACAAGGGGGATCCATAAAATTATGGTCAGAGTTCTTTCCAAATGCTCATGTATATGGAGTTGACATTACACTTGAAAAGCTTGAAATTGATTTATCATCTCCTCGAATCACTTGCCTGACAACGGATGCATATGATCGTGAGTTTGTTAAGTCGCTTGGATATGGTACATTTGATTTTGTAATCGACGATGGACCTCATACCAAGGAATCCATGATGTTTTTTGCGAAGGAGTATGTGAAGCTTCTTAAACCAGGTGGTGTTTTGGTGATCGAAGATATTCAGTCCACGCACTGGGTCAAAGATATCTTAATGGCATTACCAGATACTCTTCGTAACATTGCAATTGTACACGATCATCGTTCTCTAAAAAATCGATGGGATGACATCTTTATTACGTTGCGTTTACCAATCTAAGAAGGACCCCCGTAGACCAATTCTACGTATTTCTTTTCATATTCAATATAGTTAGGTATTTCGTTATACATGAAGTGCATCGCAGTCCCGCGACGAATTACAACTATAGCAAGGTTGTTCATATCCCGCCACCTATTCAAAGGGACTTCATCATAACCATCCACAAACAACTCAGTCTTCAACATAATATTCTTATACGTGTCTGTTCGTATACAGAAGATGCTATCGCAGAAATAGGGTGATGTACTATCATACGTTAATGAATATGAATCTGGGTTGAGAATTTGGTCCTTGTATTTACAGACGATGTTGTTCAATTCAACCAATGCATGTTCATTAACTCGGATTGGGTGTATTCCCTTGTAATAATGTTCAATTGCTTTGACACCTGTATAGAAGTCACTAGAACTCCATTCATTTGCATCTACAGTGTATTTATTGAGAGAGTGAAAGTCTACGTCCCATTTGGTTTCAAACAGATGTGCTTTGAATAACGTATACATGTGCTGTTTCTCATCTGATGTTAGATAGTCATCAATAAAGTAGTCACAGCTGGGTATCCCAGATGTAATCGTTGGTGTCAGAAGTAGATTGGTATCATTTTGTAAAATTGATCTGTTTTCAAACATGTAATCGTAAACAGATGAGCCCATAAGAATATCATTATCATGCTTGATGATATATGGAATTTCATTATGTTGTGCAAAATCAAGTGTAAAGCGAATCTTACTCATATAATTGTTAACACATTCGAACTGTTTGACGGTATAAGATATCCTTGAGTTTCTCAGGACCTCGTTGTAAAATTCAGTATCATTGGTATGGGTAAGTACAAGCAAATGAACACTATCCACGTGCTTAGATTCATTGATCGATTTCACGGTGTGCTTGAATGTATGTTGTCGCCGTTCCTCTGCTAAGTACATGATGCAGATATCGTATTTAGGCTCGTCCGCCACGGGACGGATACCAAGATTGCGATTAAAGTACATATTAAGTTTCTTGTAATGGGGTATGGAGTTTACATTTGGTATTATTACGAATGGCTGTAATAATCAAAATCTAAGCAAAATAGTCGATTCAATTCTTGCAATGAACATTCCAGTCTTTGAAATCATAGTTGTGGGTCCCGCCGAGACTTGTGTCCTCCCAGGTGTGTCATTTATACAGTTTGATGAGAGTCTGAAACCAAATTGGATCACGCGTAAAAAAAATATGATTTGTCAGACAGCAAAGTATGAAAACATCGTGCTATTACACGATTATATAGTGTTTGATAAGGATTGGTATAAAGGCTTCCTACAGTTCGGAAATTCATTTGATGTGTGCATCAACCGAATTTTAAACCAAGATGGAACCAGGTTTAGAGACTATACGCTCTTCCCGTTCTATATGCAGTCAATAGACACTAAGTTTTCTACACAGTGTCTATTGCCATATAACTTTAAGCTGACGCCAATAACGGCTAGACTGTCGTATATATCGGGTAGTTATTACGTGGTAAAGAAACACATTGCGCTTCAGTATCCGCTTGATGAAACAAAGTCATGGGGTGAAGGTGAAGATGTTGAATTCTCATTCCGTACTTCACGTAATGGGATAGTTGCTCAAATGAATCCTCATAGTGTGGTTTCCTTTTTGAAATACAAAAGTATTCCCGCTTGGGACGTAGAGATTACAGATACACGTCTACTAAGACTGTTGAACTCCCTAACAGCCAGGGATGTTGAGAAATGGAAACGAGATCCAGCGTGTTTTCATTTATTTCCGATTTTACACATCTAGAAATAGACGTGATAGTTTGAGTTTATAGCATTTGTAGGGCAGGTCAAAGGAACCTCCTGCTCAATTAGAACTCGCTTGCCAATATCAAAAACCTTCACATGATTCCAAAGAAGAAACCCATTACAACACCTAGGAAAAAGAGTTCTTAGGTAGTTTTGTTGTATTTGAGGGTGTACTTCGGAAAAACAATAGTTACTGATTAGGAAGTTATCATTGCCTTTGACATTGCTACCATACGTAGATGCACTCTCAAAGTAGATTGGGAATGAAGTTGTGTGGTTTGATAGATAGAGTTTCTGGAAACTCAAAGGATCATCCAAATCAATCATCGTATAGGATTTAACCGTGATTCCAAACATAGAGCTGAAGCTATCAATAGCCAGAGCTAGTCCACCGTAACCGCATCCAACTTCTACTATAGAAGGATTTAGGTTTTTAACACGGACACAATGACTCAAAATAAGCATTGCATGACGTATGTATCGCAATGAACTTGGCGATACAAGCATACCGTCAATCGATACTAGCTTAGGTGATCCAATTTGATCATTCTTTCTACAGAACGAGAGAATGGCATCTCGACTTAATCCATTTAAGTTCGTAATGGATTCGAAATACTTCTGCCCTAACTCGGGACTTACATGCTCAAGGATACCTTGATAGGCTGGATTTCCCTTAAAGTTTGATAGATCTTTTGACTCAACAATACTGCGAATATACGCACAGTACGTTTGATACATAGGTTCTACGGTGTTAGCCATTGATCTGTATCGTTGTTAAACGTTTAGACCCTTTACATCAGTTGAAGATCTTCGAGTGTATCGAGATTATCGTAGACTTTACCTTTGAACCTAAATGTACAATAGAGTTGATCTAAGAAGTTTGGAGCCGTATCTATGTTCATACAGTATCCATTCGCTTCGTTTCGTAGATAGACACGCTCAAGCATACTGTTTCGGTGAAATAGAACATTGATATACTTCTCATCAACAGACTTCACGTAATACATGATGTTTATCATAAATGCACTCCCCCAGCAAACTGTTATCTTATTTGCCTTGTTGAATAAATAGATTCGTAGTTCATCGTCGTGAATATCACTGACGTCTTTAACCGAGTTCTCTTTACAGTATTCTTCAAACTTGATACTTCGTTGAAATGAAGTTGCTAAACGATCAATGTTATTGGGATTATGATACTTGAGTCTGCAAATAGAGTCAAAATACGGAGTTCCTTCGTATACCTTCATGATTGGATCAATAATACGTTCATTCATGAACTCTTTGACATGGGGGAATAATATGTTACTGTATGCGCGAGTACATATAACTCGGCGTAAGCTATAATTTGTATTTGGTTCTGCGTATACGTAGTTAAATCCAAGATATTTGCTTAATAATGCTAGGGTTTGGTTATAATAAACGTTATCGCAGCGGATAACCAAAAGCTTACATGATAGATTCCACTTGACATAGATGTATGCTAAATGTATCATATGATCAAATGAATGTGCCCATCCATTTGCACAGTCATAGTCTACAAAGTAAAAGAGAGTTTCATTGATTGGAGTTAGGGACCCCCTTTGTAAGGCATTATATGTGTCAATGAGTTCTCTGGAATACCAATCTCCGATATGGTGACTGTATTCATTAATAAGGAACGAAGTCTGCTTATTCGTTATGCTTATAATCTTACCATTGATAACGCCAATTGGAGTAAAAAACCCGTGTTGACTTGAAGGTTGGGTACGAAATCCAACATCGGTGAATGTGTGGAGTCTTTCCTCACCCCTATAATCATCAACGTCTAAGATACTCTGTTTTGGTATGTAGTTAAAAAGAGTATGCATTTTTATATACTTAGGCTGATTTAATGAATTTTGTAGGATTGTCGGTACAGACCCCTAAACAACTTCCAATCTCATCGCCCGGTGGCATAACACAGATCACATTATCGGTAGTAGGACTCCCAATATTTCCCCAAATATATCCCTTACTTGTGAGAGTATATGTATCCTTGTCATGGAAGAAGCAGTTGAACTGATCTTTTAAGTAAATAAGTGCATCTAGATTCTTACAGTGAACCCATAACACGCTCTGATATTGTGTAAGAAATGTAATGGTCGTTTTGTATGTTGGAGCATCATGTCCTAACCATAATTCACCTTGCACTCGCCAAACATCAATCTCACAGTCAAACCCCTCTGCAATAGCAGAGCTGATCGTTTCCTCCTTATTTTCAGTTTCAGGATGGGGTCCGTTCGTATTTCCGCGATGTGCAATAATCAGCATAATGTATATAAGTATTCCTCCTTAAAATGAAGCTGATTGTATTTGACCTGGATGGGGTCTTACTTGATTTTTGTGAGGTTCATTACGAAACGCTTAATCAAGCAATTTGCGAAGTAGCAGGGTTTAATTACTCAATTTCTCGCGAGGAACATGAAACCACATTTAATGGTCGTAGTACTCGCACAAAGCTTGCTATGCTTGGAGAACGAAAGGGATTAGCACCACTTCTATTCGAGGAGATCTTCATCCGGAAGCAGCAGTTAACCGCAAGCGCAGTCTCTAAGGTTTCTAAATCAACAGTTCTTTATTCGCTATTTACTCGCTTGCGAAATGAGGGATATCAAACAGCCTGTGCAACAAACTGTATTCGGGCAACTCTAGATGCGGCGCTTGAAGCTCTTGGGATTCGAGACTTGATCACATTCACGGTGTCAAACGAAGACGTTAGGGCTCCAAAGCCCAGCCCGGAGATTTATGAACTATGTCATCGGAAAGCAGGGGTTACTCCAAGTGAAACTCTCATCTTTGAGGATTCACCAGTTGGACTTGCTTCAGCACGAGCAAGTGGATCTAAGGTTATTTGCGTTCCCACACCATCGTCTTTAACCGAAGAGTTTGTAATGAGCGCACTTAGACCGATTACGATCGTAATTCCAATGGCGGGCAATGGAAGTCGATTCACAAAAGCTGGATATGCTGATCCAAAGCCACTTATTCCGGTTCACGGTAAACCTATGATCTCGTGGGTAGTTGATAATCTTAAAGTTCCTGGTGCGCGATTTGTATTTATCATTCGAGCAGATTACCCTGCATCTTGTAAGGAGTATCTTCGATCAATTGCACCCGAGTGTTCCATCATCGTGGTTCACAAAGTTACAGAGGGTGCAGCCTGCACTGTACTGCTCGCGAAGAATCAGATCAATAACGATACACCCCTTTTGATTGCAAATAGTGATCAATTCATTGAGTTTGATGTAGGTGATTTTGTCAATTCATTCTTATCATCTGATGCAGATGGTAAGATTTCTACATTTGATGGTCAGCGAGACCCTAAATGGTCATATGCTGCATTGAAGGATGGATACGTTACTGAGGTTCGTGAGAAGGACCCATTCTCAGACCATGCAACGACAGGTGTCTATATGTGGAAACGCGGCTCCGATTTTGTCAAATTTGCAGAGCAAATGATCACAAAGAACATTCGAGTAAATAATGAGTTCTACACTGTACCCGTATACAATGAAGCAATTGCAGATGGATTGAAGATTACCATAGAAGGATGTAAACGAATGTGGGGATTAGGTGTGCCTGAAGATCTTGAATATTTTCTTACAAACTACACGGCACATCGGATTACACCTGGAAAGTAGTATCCATCGATATAAATCCCCGAATCATTGAAGAACCGAGTCGGCATCACAATGGTTCTATTTGGGTTTAGAAACGCACCCCACCAAGAGAAGGACGAGTTTGCACAGATTCCACCTTTCGTGCACTGTGCCATCCCTGCAAGGCTCGTGAGTTCATCTGCTTGCACAAATGAATGTGAGATATTCGAGAGGAATGAACACTTCTTTGCATATGGGATATCATTCGTGTAGATGAAGAAGTGTGTGTCCTTTGGAAAGCACTGGATGGCATTCTGGTAATATGCCCGTTGTAAGCGTACATCATGTAACCAGTGATCCACAAAGTCACCCCCACGAATATGTAGAAACGCCCCATCTTGAGGTGGGACAGACGGTAACACTAATCGGCTTGTAAAATCAGTAGGGATGTACTTCCAGTTCTGAAAATACCCATTAAGACAGATAGATTCATTGGATGGAAGTATCTGAGTCCAGTCATACTTTCGGTATGATGGTTCCTGCACATCAGTGAATGGCTCTGGTAACTTTGGAAGAGATGTCCAGTTAGACAGTACCGAGTCAAAGTAGTTTGCAGTGCTATGAACCGTATTAGGTGATACTCTATCAAGAATGCATAGAGAACGGTTTGTTTCTATTGCAATCATTTCGGATGCGGCGAGTTGGAACAATTGGTTCCCAAGACCCCCTGCAAGTTTAGCTGCCAGCATTATGAGCTATCTTTAGAAATATACGGTTCTCTATACGCGGTATGTATTTAGTTTTCTGGTATTCACTAAGAACAACACATGTTACGTCTTCCAGTCTCAATTGGAGAGGCAGTTGATAAGCTTACGATTCTTGATATCAAGTGTAAGCGGATTACGGATCCTATCAAACTTCAACACTGCAGGGTTGAATACCAAGCTCTCTACGATGAGCTTCAGGAGCATATTGTTAGGTATCCCTTCCACTATGGGCTTCTATACAAGATCAATGATGAGATCTGGAACATTCAAGATGAGTTTCGGAAGAATCCAACTAAAGAAGATTGCGTATCTATATTAGACAAGAACGACATGAGGTTTCGTTTGAAGAACATCGTGAATAATCTGACAAATTCCAATCTTCGGGAACAGAAGGGATATCCGAAACGTAAGGCACTTGTATTTCATCATTTAGGATTGGGTGATCATGTCTGTATGATTGGGGCCGTACGGTATGTTGCACTGCAACATGATGAAACGGTTATCTTCTGCTATGCACGTAATGAGAAGAACGTGAGGTCCTTTTTCTCAGATGATCCAAGTATTACGCTGAGGGTTATCAACACATTAGATGAAGCTATCTATTACCAATCTGAATTTACAAGTGTGTACTTATCTGGAAACCACGCTCAGATCTGGGATAATTCAATTGACTTCCCTGCGTGTTTCTATGACCATATGAAGATGGACCGTTCGATCCGATATTCATACTTTCATATTCCGACATCTCCTACCGCATTAACCATCTATGAAACGATTCGTGAGGTGCCGTATATCTTTGTTCATCAGACCTTTCTTGGAAATGGTGGTGGAGTTATCTCATCGTTTATTACGTGGGATATCAATGAAACACTCACACTTGATCCCAATATCAATCTGTATCCCGAAGGACACAAGTGGCACGACCTGGTACAAGGGACTATTAATTTGCCGTTCATAGACTACAGTGAAATCATTAAGCACGCAAAGGAGGTTCATGTTGTTAATAGTTCATTCTACTGCCTCGCTGCACACCTAGAATTAGATGCTTCAGTTAAGAAGTGCTACCTTCGTGAAACAGGTCAATATGATTCGTCTTGGGGATTTCGTTCATAAACAGCCCACCCATTCCGATCTGTATCAGACCCTGCAACTTGGATCCATTCAGGATGTGCGACAAACCATTCAAGAATCTTTGGGCACTTTGCAGTTCGTGTGTCATCCAATAGATAAACCGATGCATTTGTCGTTGCAATCATCTTCTCAAACTCAAACCATGTCAGATATTCAGCACCATCAAGTAGAATGACCTGTGGATCGTTCATAGGGACGTATTTGCAGTTCCAAAAATGCATCACATCCTGAGTGTGCCACTCAACGTTGATTGACGGGTGAATACTGCGAACTACATTCCATGTAGGGCATTCAATATCTTGTAACATACGCCCGTGGATGATCTGAATTGGAGAATAACCCTTCCAAACGTTCGTTGCTTCAATAACTCGATCCTTTGCAATTTCATAACTCTGAAGTGCAAAGGTATCTCTGCGATTCTTGAACCCTTCATAGAAACAGCAGGTTGATCCCTGACCATTCCACGTTCCGATTTCAACATAACGACTAAATCTAGGATCGGCTGCATACTTGGCAATCCACTGACCAAATGGACTATTGACTTGAACCTGACCTGTATTTGCAACGTTCATTTCTATTCCCCTAGATAGTATCATCTGTAACTATCCGCGCCTTCTATTCCAGAAGTACTTGGGCTTTGGTAGGACATCATATACAATTCCATCAAGCGTATACTTTCCAACAAATTTGGCAAACTTCATTTGAATAAAATCGATCTGATCCCTGTACGACATTGTATAGATTGGATCAAAGTCTGCGTTATAGTATGGTCGCCCATTAGTCTCATTTGAACGATTATGAAATCCATCTTGATCTTTTGGCATATTCCAATACCCATCACGATAAATAACGTCAAGAGGGATCTCCTGAGTGCCCGGAGTCATGATAACATTGTTAAAGTCAAGAGACTCAACCTTATACCCCTTAATATGCTCAAGCATTGAAAGTGAATATCCATAAAAGTGACTTGTATCCCACCAATAACTAGGATCGTAGTTTACAGTAAACTTAATTGGAGGAGGAATCTTTTCATTGATTTCACTGATAATCAACTGAGGCTTATATACCGAAAGGATCTTCTGAAGCACGAAGAAATCATATCCATCAATGTCCAGCGAAAGATAGAAACCGTCAGGAACTCCAGCATCCTGTAAAAGTTGTATGATATTATCAGGTGTTACCATCTGCGAAATAACCTTAACGGGGTACTCTTTAACACGCTCCTTCAAATGAGCAACTTCTGGTGCACATTCAAACATTACACCACTCCAACCGTATTGTAGAAGGGCTTCGCTTTGTGATGTGACTATATCATCCGAAGCACCAATATCCACAAAGAATTTAGTAGGCAATTCAAGAAGCCTATTTAGTATTTTAGATGATGTAGATGCCATTTATATTCTAATTATAAACTATCATGTGCAACCATTCGCGAAACTAGTTCGGGAAACGTAGTCGTAGCTTTCCATCCGAGCTTATACCATGCCTTTGACGGATCTCCAATGAGAAGCTCAACTTCTGCCGGTCGATAGAACTCAGAGTTGATACGGATAATCACCCGACCGTTTTCATCTTCACCCGTTTCATTAACTCCCTCGCCCTTCCAAATGATCTTACCCCATGCAGTCTCCAAAAACTCTCGGACTGTATGTGTTTCACCTGTAGCAAGGATGTAATCATCTGGTTTATCCTGTTGAAGCATACGCCACATTCCCTCTACATAGTCAGGTGCATATCCCCAATCGCGCTTGGCATCTATGTTTCCAAGCTCAAGAACGAACTCTGGATCCTTACGTAGCCTTGCAATACCCTTGGTGATCTTGCGAGTGATGAACTCCTCACCGCGGCGCTCAGACTCGTGATTGAACAGAATGCCATTGCAAGCAAACATCCCGTAGCTCTCACGGTAGTTCCTCACAATCCAATATGCATAAAGCTTTGCAACACCATATGGACTCCTAGGGTAAAAGGGAGTTGTCTCCTTCTGTGGGGTCTCCTGAACCTTACCAAACAGCTCTGATGTGGATGCCTGATAGAACTTTGCACGGGTCAGTTGCATAGATCGGAGTACCTCAAGAATACGGAGGGGACCAAGGGCATCCACGTCTGCAGTAAACTCGGGCTGACGAAATGATGTATGTACGTGCGACTGTGCTCCAAGGTTGTACACTTCAATATTCTTGTAATGCGAGACCTCCTCAAACACAGTTCGGAGGGAGTTTCCATCACAAAGATCGGCCTCCCGAAGGAAGAAGCGAGGATGGGTCAAAATGGTGGCGATCCGCTCGGTGTTCGAGCGGGATGTCCGTCTGGCAATTCCATATACATCATAGTCTTTTGAGAGAAGGAGCTCTGCAAGGTAAGAACCGTCCTGCCCGGTCACGCCGGTTACAACTGCAACACGATTCATTTGATTAGTCTAGGTAATATCGTGAAGATTCTTTCATCTGGAATTAGAAATGTGGACAGCAGAGGACGTGCTCTGTGGCGACCGCTTCCTTGCTGCATTCCCTAACAACTACTTCAAGACTGATATCTTCTATATTAGAGGTACGACCTCATGGAGGGGTCGTGTAATCTACCCACCTAGGTTACAGAAGGTTATTATTGCTGGACATTCAGATTATCCTCTTACAGATGAGATTGTAGCTCGATACCCTCGGGCTACGTGGTTTTCAACGAACACTCAGTCCAAGCGGGTGAATGGTGTTCCACTTGGAATTACTAATGATACAGATGAGTCCCCGATCCATCGCATCTATGGCAATATCCCAATGATGGTTGAGGTTGCACGTCTACCTCGTGACATCAAGAACCTCGTCTATCTGAACTTTGCAGTGCATACCTATCCTTCTGAGCGAGCTCCACTAAAGGAGATGTTTACGGGAGTTCCATGGGTCACTCACGGTGAGAGTGTGAATACATTTGAAGGTCGTCGGGCATTCTTGGAAGACGTTCGGAATCATACCTTTGTCCTATGTCCTCGTGGCAACGGGATTGACACTCATCGTTTGTGGGAAACACTGTACATGGGGAGTATTCCCATTGTAAAGCGAGACATTGCACACTCTGGGTGGATGGATCTTCCTATTTTATTCGTGGATGACTGGAAGGAGGTCACACAAGATCGCCTTCTTGCTGAACAAAAGCGAATTGAGGCAACCTCCTGGAATATGGAAAAGCTGAAGGTCGGATATTGGATAAAAGTTATTAAGAAGTCTTTATAAACAATGAATCAACAAACGAGCATAGTACGACGAGAAAAACCAGCACACTATGAAAGGATATCCTGGACACCGCGTGGGATTTTAAAGAAAGTTCATGAATTTCACGGGTTACAGGGTGATGACGCAATGTTGTTTGAGTCATATTTTCATACTCTTCGTAATGGTGTATTCTTGGAAATGGGAGCATTGGATGGAGTAAAGTTTTCAAATACTAAGTTTTTTGAAGACAATTCAAACTGGACTGGAGTTTTAATTGAACCCTTACCAGATGATTATCAAAAACTTGTGAAGAATAGACCAAATGCAAGATGTTATAATTGTGCGGTTTCAAAAACAGTAGGTGAGATTGAGCTCTATGTTAACGATGCAGTAAGCTCTGTAAAACATAATACGGATGAAGGAGCCTTTGATGCATGGCATCGCGGGAATAATGTTCAGGTAATCAAAGTTCCATCGAAACGTCTAGATACAATTCTACATGATGCAGGGGTCCGCCATATTGATTTATGGTCCCTTGATGTAGAAGGATCTGAATATGAAGCCCTTGAGACAATGGATTGGTCTATTTCGGTATACCTTATCTATATGGAGATGCAGAATTTAGATAGGAAAGAGAGATGTCATTCAATCTTACGCGCAAATGGTTTCAATTTGGTCCGCCTATATGGTATCAATGAGGTGTGGATCAATCCAGTTCATCGGAGAAAATATTGAGGATCTAGATGGACTTCTCCCCGAGGTACATACAACGGGTCTGTCCAGGACTCTAGAATGCAAATTGGAAATCTCGCATACAAATGGTCTAGATTGCCACGAAGAACAACCGGCGTTGCCCCACATGCAAGTGCTTCATAGACTCGATGAGTATCTTCACCGGTTCCGCGTGGACAGAGGACAAACTTTGAATGACACAAATCATCGTAGTATTCAGGATGACCGATTCCATTAACCGGATTTTTACGAACAACTCGGGGATCGTTTTCAAATGCATAATAACAATCCCATCTTGCTTTGTGAGTTCCTGAAAAATTAGAGTAGATCTCAATGTGACGATCTGTAGATGGACGGATATTTGGGATATGTTTCAGACCGCTATCCGGAAATCCAAGAGGAATTGTTGTGAGCTGTGGATGCTGAACCGTCGTGTTAATTGCCCATATATGCAGAGCACGAGGTAAAGTCTTTATAAGACGGGCTGCATCAAACGGTGTGTCGGCGTTATGAATAATCAGATTGAAGCGTTTTGGACTTGCAAGTCGGATGCTGAGAAACTGGTCTAGATATTCTCCATTAATGAAGACCCAATCTCCCTGACGAGATCCCCATTGCATAAAGGGTCTTTCCTTGTAACGAGGATCATAAATCCAAGTGGACAGATCAGCGAATGCTTTTCCAGAGATCATTATAATGGTTAAGGTGTTTTCTTTTTGTCTGTATGGACCGCCGAACCCGCGATACTATCCAGTTCCAATGTTGCAAAATATCTATTTAATTGGGACTCATTTTCCCGATTGGAAAGTCTACATCTACACATCACCTGACGTAGATGGAGAGTTTCTGCGACAAGTTGTTCAATATTCGAATGTAGTTCTACGTCCAACCGGCAACTTTGGAATCATCAATATGATTTCGCGATTCTTTGCGATTGATGAACCCGATGTCGAAATTATGTTTGTTCGAGATGCCGATAGCCATGTTCATTGGAAAGATCGGTGGGCCATCCGAAACTTCCTTTCAAAGCCCCACTTTCATGCTCATGCAATCCGTGATCATCCGGAACATACATCAAGTTTAATGGGAGGAATGTGGGGTATCCGGAAATCTGCAATGATAAATATTACTGAACAATACGAGTTGTATTTAAAAAGTCCAATTGATCGTGGCTATGGAGCAGATCAGAGTTTTCTCTCAAGCTACGTGTATCCCTACATCCGAAACGTGTTGCTTGTTCACATAGGCGAAGGACCCGCATATGACCGAGAACACGCAATTAAGTTTCCGTTCCCATTTTCAGAAAATTTCTTTTGTGGACGCGATGATGGACCTAATTTTGTAGATGTCCCTGAGCCGACAAAACGCGCTGTCTTTTCCTTTATAAAGTCACCAGCGTAAACAATGATTGGTGTTGCTATCCCGTGTTATGTTAACCATTTTAACTTACTCCCTTCATTGATTGAGAACATCTCAAAGTCAACCTTACGTCCAGATCACATTGCAGTCTCTTGTTCTTCGTGGACGCATGATAACCGAACAGATACAGTCTATGATGGAATACCTGTATCGATTCAGTATTCAACAAAACGACTCAATCAAGCCGCAAACCGAAATATTGCTGGAAGTATGCTGAATACTCAATTGATTTCATTCATTGATGCAGATGATTTGATGCATCCATCTCGTCTTGAATATGTTGTTAGAGCCTTTCAATCCGGACCCTACCATGCAATCTACCATAACTATTCACACGAACCCAACACATCGTATTCAAATCCGTTTGAATCAGAGGACTATAAGCTTGTTTCTGAACCGATTATCTCAAATCCAAATGCTATTGGGATCCTTGTTCAAAATTCAGACTATCCAATCCACCATGCACACGTCACTGTTCGGCGGGATGTATTCAATCGATTCAAGTTTGATGAACGATGGGAAGTCTATCGAATGGAGGATTCCTTATATGGCAAGACCCTTGTAGAAAACGGGGTATCCGTAGGCTACCTTGCAAACAAGCTAACGCGGTATATTTTCACACCTACTCAATAAATGCACATCAAGGCAATTGGATCGCGCGCACAGGTAATGCACGGAACAGCTGACCACACAGCTGGAGGACTTAAGAAGGGTGATCTCAAGATGAACAAGTGGGGTCGTATCGTCTCACGTAAGAAGTCAGCTCGCATGTCCCGTGGAAAAACTCGCCGTAACAAGTAATGCGGTTGATCTCTTTATTAAGTGCAGCATTATGGGTGGACTTCGTGGTGATGGCACTTATCAACACCGTTCCAACACGTATTTCGTTTCTCCCACCTACTGGAGCTCTCAAGTTATGGTATGATAAGTTTGGAGTTGCCGCGGTTGCAGCAGATGTCTTTAGTTTGATGCTCGGTGTTTTGCTCGCTACCTTCATTTTCCCAACTGCATATGGCCTTCAGTTGGTTTTCGGTGCAATCTTTGTGCAACTCTTACACGACCTCTTCTTCTACTTTGTCGTCATTCAGGGACTTCCACAAGGTCAGAACTCTATGATCGATGTCTTTAAGGCGTATGCAAGCGAAGGTGGATGGACGATCTTACTTGCAGATTCACTGATGATCGGTTCGGTTGTCGTATTATCAGAACTATCGGATGTTCTCTTTTCGTATCGCACAATTGCGTTTCAAGCGCTCTTAGGCATGTACTCACTGATTTATATCACTTATACTAAGTAATGAGCGGAGGATTATTTGGAACACACCTTACACTTAACCCAAAGTGCCTAGTGTTTTCCCTGTTTGTGTTAGTTGTCTATTGGATGCCCCATTTCAAGGCCTGGGAGCATCGGGTGGTTATGGCATTCCTTCTCGCATGTATTGCCTACGTCCTGCTTGCGTGGTATGACATGATCTACGACTGCAAGGATCGTCTCAAGCCCACAGCTCTTGGATGGATGTGGGGCTGGGCTAAACCACCTCAGTATATGAAGGATTATGAAGAGCTTCCAGAGAAGGAAAAGAAGATCGTAAGGACCATTGATATTGTGGTTCTAATCGGTGTGTTGGTCTTACTGGTGCTTCCTTTTCTCGCGAAGAACTAATGACAGTTCCGAAAGACTTTGTAGACGGAGCAATTAAGTCAGTCAACTGGAAGGCAGGCAAGTTTGACCTGCTTCCGATCGTCTTTGGCATTGTGATGGCGCTGATTGACATCAGTATGATGGGAACACTGAAACTAGTGAATCAGGGTAATCTTGCGTATTCTACAGGATTCCCGATTGCTACCCTGCTCTACGCGTTTGAACCGTATGTCTTCCTGAAAGCGATGACCCACTCCAATATGGTTGTGACGAACTTGATCTGGAACTTGGCATCCAATATCTTGGTGACACTTGCAGGGGTGTTCTTCTTTGGTGAGAGCATTAAGGGTCTCAAGTGGCTGGCAATCGGACTCAGTCTCTTCTCCTTAGCAATTTTTGCCTACACTGATTAATGGCGAAGACTCTAAAACAACGCCTTAAGGCTGCCAAGAAGAAGTGCTCACCTGGATACGATGTATATTATTACCGAATGAACCGAAAAGGCGAGTTCTGGAGCTGCCTTCCTTCTGGATTAAATAGACCAAAGACACGTCGGGTGCGTAGAAGAACTTAGACACCGAGCCTCAAGGATACATAAATGGACGACCTTGTTGTAGCAAAGACGGTTCAGACGTCCCCCATTCGCACCCTCGCCGAGGGGCTGAAGTCTATGTTGGTGGAAATGAGCCTTGTTTTTGATAAGGATGGTATCAGGATGATTGCGATGGACAATACGCGCACGGTTCTGACTCACATGCGTTTGTATGCAAACAAGTTTGAGAAGTATGAATACAACCATTCGGCTCCCAAGCTGGATGTGGGTCTCAATACAGATCACTTCTACCGTATCGTGAAGACAGTGACCAACGATGACACGATCACGTTCTCTGTTTCCAAGCACGAGTCTAACCATCTGACGATCACGATTGAGAACGGTGAGAAGGGTCGTCGCACCAAGTATCGTCTCAATCTCCTTGACAGGGATGACTCGGACATCACAATGCCGGAGACAGAGTTCTCTGCTCACACGACGATTCCTTCACTTGACTTCCAGAAGATCTGTCGCGATATGACCCTTCTATCTGCAAAGACGGTAGAGATCAAAAAGGTGGGTAGCATCCTGACATTTGCTTGCAAGGGTCCATTTGCCCAACAGACGGTTACAATGGGTGATGCTGCAACGGATATCTCGACTGTCAAGGGTGATTCAGATGCAATCGTGAGTGGAACATACTCCCTTCCTCACTTGGTTCTCTTTACCAAGTGCTCTAACCTGTCCAACAATCTTGAGCTCCACATGAAAAATGATTGGTTTTTGATGATCCGCTATGTAATTGCGAACCTTGGCGACATCAAGCTCTGTCTAATGCCGTGTTCTACCTAAAACTACTTCTTACTAAACTATAATGCCGAAGACTCCGAGGAAAACATCATCTCGTCGCCGGAAAACATATCGGCAACAAGCTGGTGATATTGCATCCGTTGAGGCACTCATTAAGAATACGCCCATTGGAGATGTTCATATTATCAACCCCGCGAGCCGATTTGTTGTTGTGACATACTGGTGGGGAAAAGAGAATATGAACCGTAACCTTCAAAGTCCTTGTCCAGAGGACATTATGGAAATTGCTAGAAATCGAATCATTGCCGAAATAGGACGTGAAACGGGGTTTCCAAAGCCTATTGTAGATGAACAAATTCGCCTTGAGAAAATCACTGATCGTCCACTCACACGTGTAGAGAAGGAGTACTATCAAAACTTAAAGAAGCAGTTCAGGGAATGGGTAACACCTAAATTAGCAGCTATTCCAGATCTCCGAGATCGTATTAATGCAATCGTGAGAGAGATTGAGCCAGAAATTCTTGCACGACCGGGCTCTGTGAAACCGCGTAAGTTTCCGGAGATGATTGCAGAGTGGGAAGACTACTGCAAAAAGGCAGGGGTTAACTATGTTGCAGTCAACACAGAGTTTCCTCGTTCAGATTACCAGAATGCGATCAATGGAAAACCACTCTTTATCAAGCAAGCACTGGACGCAGTCAAGCCTCGAAATGTTCTGTATATTGATGGTGATATGTGGATGTTGAAGTATCCCCACCTTTTTGACCTTGAGAACATCGACTTTATGGCTCGTGGTTGGAATATTGATCCCCGTACGAAAGAGAAGGCAATCAAGAGGCCGTATTTTGACCCATATACTCTTGAAACATCCGGAGGCACCATGTATTTCGGAAACACCCTTGCAGCACGTGAACTTTTGGATGCTTGGGAGGAGGAATCAAACAAACAGATTGGAAAGGCTGATGATCGTATTCTTTCCCAGGTCTTTACGAAGGATTCTATGGTATTGAAGACGAACACAATTCAGCTTCCGATTGAATATCTGTGGCTAACAGACAACTACAAGAGTTATCTGAAAGGTCCCGAGGATGCATCATCCCATGACGATGCGTTTATTGAACACTTTTACTGCTTAACGGGTGAAGAACGAGCCGCAGATCAGGGTGCTGCTGCTTCTGGACGCACACCTGAAGGATATGAGGAAGAAGTTACGGATAATATCAACTATAAGCGTCCCACAGAGCTGATTTATGAACACATCTTCTTTGACGGCGACAAGAACAAGTGTGATGGATTTGCACGGTATTTCAAATACCTAGCAGGTGCAACGGGTGTTTTCACAGAAAAACCATTGGCAAAAATCGTGAAACTTGAAGAGATGTATGGTCCCTACAATGACATTGCTAAGAAGAACCTGGAAGGACTTGGACCCCAACAGCCCCGTCTTCCTGGAGTAGCTGTACGACCGGGTGCTATCACAAACCGATTTTCTACACATGTGCGCCCTCAGCGACCTGCAGTATCTCTTCCTCAGACTGCTTCCATCCGGGACATCTTACAGAGGTTAATGGGAGGAGAAGATGTAGAACTCGGAGGCAGGGTTCAACGGGGACCGGAAGATGACTGTGTGGCAATCAACGTATCTACAACTGCTGTGGATATGTACACCCGCTCACTTGAACTGGATACAAACTCACCTATGTTCTTCTCTTCCAAGTGTCGTACGCTGATCCACCTTCTTGCAATGTGCGAGACACTCAAGGATATCAACAAACACCTGGCTGGAAGTTACATGTTCATGTCGCGTATTCGGTGGAATCTGGCGAAACCTAAGAATGTATCTACAAATTCCGTTGCAGAGGGGGTCGACTTCAAGCCTGTCTTCCATCAGATTTGGTTCGGAGCAGATATTCCAAAGTGGCGTGAGGTGATGTTCAATGCGAATAAGAAGGTATGTGAACAATCAGGATTTGAATACAAGTTATGGAAGAACCAAGACCGAAATGCAGAGAACTTCCCACAGACAATCGCGTATCAGAATGCTGCACTTGAAGCGGGTGAGGCAACTGGACAGAGTCGTTGGGCACAAGTTGCGGATTTGGCCAGGTTGGAGATCGTCTACAACAGTGGTGGTATTTATGCAGACTCCCTCGTGGAGATCACACCTGCATTACTGAAGGCGGTAACGGATGCTATCAACCAAGGTGCACAGTTCGTAGGATGTAACGAAGATGAATGCGAACCGCCTCTGGATTGCAAGAACGCACAGGGTGAGATGTATCTCAGCAATAGCTTCTTTGCGGCAACGCGTGGCAACCCGATCTTTGAGCGTCTTCTATCCGATGCATCATTAGACAATATTGATATGGGAGATGAACGCCTGAACCACACAACAGGTCCTTATTTCCTGCGATCTGCTATCACCCCTGAAGATAGGGTATTCATGTTCAAGTCAAACCAGGTGTATCAGTTCAACCAACAGGAAACCCCTTATAAGGAGCCTACTCCTGACCCGTTTCTGTTTAGGAACATGGTCTCTGGATCAGTGAAGGTGAATGATAATATGTACTATCTCCCCGGAGGTATCCAGAAGCTACAGACAGATTTCTTAATCGCAAACAAGGGGCCTCTTGCTACTTATCATTCAGGCTTAGGCGGAACGTGGAGCACGTAAAACGAATATGGTTTTTGTAAAATGTAGGGGACTTACAAAATGAGCGGACCTACTAGTGCAGATGATGACTATATGAGCGCAGAGGCAATCTTGGATTCCCTCTTTCCAGCGATTTACCTTCGTGGACCTCCCCCTACGGAAGAAGAACTACAGAAGACTCCTGAAATTCTTCCTCCTGAAATGAAGGGTGGTGCCCGAGGAGAACCCAATCCAGGTGGTGAGATCGTAAAGGTCCTCTTCAATCTCCGTGAACAGATTAAGCTATACCATTGGCAGACCAAGTCCTTTTCTGAGCACAAGGCTACAGATGACCTTGTGAAAAGCTTGGACATCAACATCGACAAATTCGTAGAGGTCTATATGGGCCGCTACGGACGTCCGTATGTAAAGGAGACGCTTCCAGTGAAGAACCTCACCGTGACAGGTATTCGCGGATTTATCAACAAGACCAGCGGATGGCTTTCTGAGAAACTCCCCCAAATGCTAAAGAAGACAGATACAGATCTTCTGAACATTCGCGATGAGATGCTAGCCGATATCAATCAAGTCAAGTATCTTCTCACTCTCGCGTAAAATGGATCCAATTTCGCCTTCAACTTCAACATCACCAAACATGTTCCGTAAAGAGTTTAAATCTACTCCCTCTCGTGAGATCGCGAGGGAGGCCCGCCTTCAACAAGTATCTGCTGATCTAGGTCTATCTCCCAACGTCTTGAAGACTGACAATAAGTCATTCATCGAGATGGAGAGGATTGATGACATGGCCCTTGCCTACAGATATGGTGATGATGTAGAGGAGTTGCCAAATGAGATTCGTGATCAAGTCTATACGATTGTTCGTACACTGTATGATCACGGTATTCAGTATATTGACATCACACCCTATAACTTCATTGAAAAGGATGGACGGGTTTGGATCATTGATTTTGGTCATGCTTCAAATAAAAAGCGACTAGTCCCTTACTTGCGAAAGCTGTTCAAAGAGGGATATCTTCACGAGTGGAATGTAGACTTTAAGTAATCAGGAACGTTAAAAATAATGAGCAATGAAACCACAAACATCATTATGGTTGTATCAATCACGGTGTTTCACGTATATATGATGTATACTTTGTATTTTTGGTTTGCAGAATGTGGTATTTGATTACTTACCACGTGTGTTGTGTGCCTTGTAGACGATGTCATCCGCGATCTTCATCTTCATCGTCGGAGCGAACAGCTTCTTATCTGTGATATTCGTTGTTGTGTTCCAGATCTTGATGATATGGAACTGACCCTTGGGTGAAACGGAAACACCCACAATCGCCTCTTTGTAGTTGGTTAGAAAACCATTGACAAAGCAGTGCGCCATTGCATCGATAAACACCTCACAGGTGTCTCGTGCATCGACCTTCTTTGACCAAGCACCTCCTCGGATGTGCTCGGGTGCCTCCCATAGAGGTCTGTATCCTTCTCGCATCAGGAAGAACATTCCAGATTCCCATGCGTCCTTTGAAATTGCATCCACCACAGACCAAAACTGTGCGGGTGTAGAGAGAGTGGCGATGTTCGTGTATGAAGCCTCGGAGTAGTTGTTGTCGTTTGGGTCGTGATACCAGAGGACCCATGTATTTGGCATTGGAGTGGAATCAGACATCTTCACCACTCTCTACTACTTTGTGGTATTTTGAATCCATTTTGTTTACCGTAGAGTTTCGTGATAGGAACTGTATTTCCATTAAACTTGATTTTATCAACAAAGTGGAAGTCCTTCCATGCACCTACATCTGGAATGTTAACCCCATCGCAAAACAAGATTAATACCGTTGTTTCTTTAACATCATATCCACCAGCTCGAAGAAGATCACAATATGATTTGATCTTCTTGAATTTCTTTTTACGAATGATTTTATCACCTACTTTTGCCATTGGAGGATCAATGCTAAGACAGTTCCCCATTGGTAGAAAATGGAAACGAATGTCTAAACAGAAGAGAAGGCGGTAAGATGGATATTTCAACACTTTATTCTCTTCGTTCTTCCCCGCGA